AGAACATTCTTAGCATTGTGGCCACAGTCCTAGGCTCAAGTGTTGTCATCATGGCAGGCCAGCCGTCATCGTTAGAGATTGGCGGCGCTACATATCCTGCCTACGATTTACAGATGGCAATGCAGGCACAAAAGGCATGACATACCCCATTGCAGTAGTATTATCTGCTAGAACTATAAACAGATACGGCACCCGGCACCGTTTGACACAGGAGAACCATCGTGGCCACAAGTACATATCTCACTAACCCAACCGTGAACCTCGCGCCTACCACTGGTGGTGCAGCTGTCGATTTGACAGACCAGTGCCGTAGCGCAACTATTACACTTGGTGTGGACAGTCTTGAGTCCACAGCGTTTGGCGATACTGGTCATCGTTTCGTGCCAGGTCTGCAGACCGTATCTGTAGAGCTTGAGATGGATCTCAGCTATGGCACTAGTGAGGTTGAGGCCACATTGTTCGCCAATCTCGGCACAGGTACTACACAGTTAGTCATCTCGCCATCAGGCACGACAGAGTCAGCGTCTAACCCTGAGTTCACAATCATCAACATGCAGCTCGTGGACTACACACCAATTACTGGCGCTGTAGGCGAACTGTCAATGATTACCGCGTCATTTATTGGCGGCACCTACGCTCGAGATATCACAACCCCTTAACTAAAGGAACCCGACATGAAATTAACTCTCAAGGTAGACACGGGCGAAGGCCCGTATGAAGTCACGACCAGCCTGTACGTCATTGTGCAATGGGAACGCAAATACAAGCGCAAGTCCAGCACCATTGGCGAGCAAGGCATCAGCATTGAGGACTTAGCTTTTATGGCGTATGAGTCATCTAAAGTTGCTGGCATCACAGTGCCCGTAGTGCTTGACGATTTTATTAAGCGCTTAGTGACTTTGGAAGTGGTAGATAATGACCCGGCAAACCCTACCCAAGCGGAACCTACCGCAATTCCCTAGCCAATATTTTAGTAGCCACAGGCTGGTGGCCACCTGCTGTAGAGTTTGACATAGCCGACTTGAATACCACAATCAAGCTGTTAAACGAAAGCCGCAAGTCATGAGCCTTGAAACTACTGCAGAGATAACAGGCCTAAAGCAGGCATTGTCAGAGCTAAGCAAGTTGGACAAGTCAGCGCGCTTTAAGGCTGCAGCCAAGATTAAGGCCAGTAGTCCGGCAATGCTTGAAAAGGGCCGTGAACAGTTCCCACCAGAAATTGGTGTCAGCATGATACGTGGTTGGGGAGTAGGCAAAAAAGGAAAAAAGGGCAGGCTTACTTACGACAAAACTGCTGTGGACAAGGGTGTGCAAATCATGGTGGGTGGCCGTGCACGTGGCCAAGGCATCACACCATTGGTCACTCTTGTGCAGAAAGATGCAGCTGGCGCACTGTTCAGCCAGGCAGGCACAAAAAACAACAGCGACTTCTCACGCTTGCTCACCAATGTTTTTGGCAGGCCTCAGCGTGGCTTGTGGCGTTCACGTGCGTTCATTGCTGAGCAGGGCACTGCTGACATTATGCGCGCTGTGGATGAAGTTATCGCTGACGCTAACCGCGCACTACAAGCAAGGACATCTGGCTAATGGCTATCTACCTACCAATCGTTACGCAATTTAACCCAAAGGGATTAAAGGAAGCTGAAAAGGGCTTTAAGGATTTAGAAGGCGCGCAAGCCAAGGCTAAGTACGCGCTAGGCAAAGCCAACAAATATGCAGCCGTAGCACTTGGTGGTTTAGTCGCTGGCCTTGGTGATGCTGTTAAAGGTGCAATGGAAGATGAGCAAGCTCAGGCAATGCTGGCGCGTCAGCTACAAAAAACAACTGCAGCCACTGACGCACAAATTGCTGGTGTCGAGGCTTACATAACTCAGCAAGGCAAACTTAAAGGCGTTACTGATGATGAGTTACGCCCGGCGATGGCTGGACTTGTGCGCGCCACGATGGACATTGACGAAGCCCAGAAGGCTGCCAACTTGTCTATGGACATTGCAGCTGCCAAAGGCATCAGCCTTGAGACTGTGACTAAGGCTATGGAAAAGGCGTATGGCGGCAACATGACTGCCCTGGCAAAACTGTCTCCAGAGCTACGCCAGATGATTAAAGACGGCGCAAGCATGGAAGAAGTCATGGCTGAGATGGCTGTTACTTTTGGTGGTGCCGCTACTGATTCTGCTAACACTGCTGCAGGCTCTATGAAGCGTTTAGGCGTTGCCCTTGGCGAAGCCAAAGAAGGCGTGGGCGCTGCACTGTTGCCAATCCTCGAGAAGGCTTTACCAGTGCTGCAGAAGTTTGCTACTTGGGCACAAGACAACCCGACACTGATTACAGCTGTAGCGGCTGCTTTTGGTGTTATGGCTGCCAGCATTGTGTTAGTTAATGCGGCTATGGCGTTAAACCCTGCAGTGCTTATCACGGCTGGCATTGTTGCTTTAGGTGTTGCACTTGTTACGGCTTACAAGAAGTTTGACACTTTTCGTGCTGTCGTTAATGGGGTAATTAACGCAATAGCGCAAAACTTTGAGTTTATGGCTAACGCTTTTATCACTACAATTAACGTGCTTATCAAGGGCATTAACTTGGTCAAGTTTGGCAAGGACATCCCAAGCCTTGGTGCTGTGAGTATTGGCCGTATGGGTGGCGGCGACACTGGCGCTGGTGGTGCTAACCCTGCAGGCCTTGACTACAAAGCAATGGCTACTGGTGGCATTGTTACTAGCCCTACTTTGGCACTTATTGGTGAGGCAGGCCCAGAGGCTGTCATCCCGTTGTCCAAGATGGGCGGCATGGGCGGCGGCGTAACAATCAACGTAAATGGTGGCGACCCTAATGCTGTAGTAACGGCTTTGCGTAACTACATGAGACAAAACGGTTCAATACCAATAACCACTGCAAACATTTACTAATGCCACAGAATTACACCGTTTCGTATTCCACAGACAATGTGACGTTCACAGCCCTCAGCAATGTTCAGGGCATCAGCATCAGCATTGGCCGTAAAGCGCTTATAGATAACTACTCAGCAGATACTTGCTCTATAGATGTGTGGTACCCAACGGGCTACTACTCACCTATTGCAGCAATGGTTACTGGCACCTTTATTAAAGTTGTAAACACCACATCAAGCAAAGTGATTTGGTATGGCCGTATTACAGATACTGCCGTGTCTTACGGCATTGTGTACAACGCTGGCACTACTGTTGGCAACTCTGACCGGCTTAGTATTTCTGCAGAAGGCGCACTAGCCCAATGGGGCCGCGCTCGAGGTAACGGCTATTCAATGGCTGCAGGCACAGCATCCGCTCAGCTTGCCGCAGCATCAGTTTCTAACGGCCTGAACTCAAGCAGTAACTATTCAGCCACTGACAACCCATCTGTAGCCGCTACAACCGTGTCAAGTTCTTGGGCTGACTGGTTCAACAAATGGACAGCAACACTCAATGGCCGTATTCGCCAAGGCGACAACACCGTAGTGGCTGTGTCTAAATACTCTGGCACTAACTCAACAGTCAATTTTTCCGACACCACTAACAACGCCACTAATCAGGTTTATGACGTTATTGACTTCCAAAGCCTTGGGCAAAACTATTTTACCCAGATTACAATTAGCCCTGAAAGTTACGCAGCCCAAGTTGCTTCTAGTGGCTCTGCACCTTTCCGAAACTTAAACCTGCAGACCTTTAACAACAGCACTGCCCAAGCGCTTGACTTTGCTAACTATTTGCTAACTCAATACGGCAGCACCTCATTTGCTTTGGCTTCTATTTCTTGCCTTGCTGAGGCTCAAAACACAATGAAACTGGACAGTATCGGCACAGGCTTTTGGGATTGCATTGGCGCAGCTGTAACAGTCACTTTTCGTGGTGTTGTCTATTACGCCATCATTGAAGGAGCATCGTTTACGGCCTCACCCGAGTCGTCCCGGTACACCTTCTACCTTTCAGGCGCAGACCTCAACTCATACCTGATTTTGGACAATGTGGTTCAGGGCAGGCTTAACTTCAATAAACTAGGATATTAAATATGGCAGACCAGACGTTCACCTCGGGGCAAGTCCTCACAGCGGCCCAGCAATCGGCGCTTCAAACCAACATAGGCTTAACTTATATTGGTCAAACTGATGTTTCGGGGGCACGACCAATATCAGTAACGGGAGTTTTTACTTCTGCATTTACTAACTACCGAATAGTTGCAAATGTGTACGGCGCAGCAGTTGAAGAATTATTCTTTCGATTTTACAGTGGGACAAATACAGTTATTGACTCTGGCAATTACAACCGTTACGGCGTATCACAAACGACAACTGGTGCAGTCACAAGTGCTTACGTGGATAGTGGCACTCGCTGGACATTAGGCGACGTCAATAACAACATCATCACGCAAAACCCTATTGTTATGGATATTTTTAACCCTAACGAAGCAACAAGAACTGGCATTAGTTGGCAGTCTTTTGGTATGGGAAACGGCCAGTATCTGAGTTGCACTGGTCAATTAACTGTCACTACTGCCTGCACAGG